TTAGTAATGTAAATATGAATGGTTCTTTAACACAAATATTGGGAGGATTATTTACCACATCGTTTTATGATCTAACAATCAATAATACAAATCATATAACTCTTCAGTCAGACGCAATTGTTACTGATACTTTAAGACTAACTAATGGTAGATTAAGATTAAATAATAGGTTATTCAATATTACCAATTCAAACTTAGGCGCAATTACAAGAACTAATGGATTCATTCAATCTGAGTCCACTATATTGGGTAGTGATGTCGCTCCATTTGGTAGAATTAGATGGATTATGGGGTCTACAACAGGTCTTAGGGTTATTCCATTTATAAATCAAGCAGGAAACTCAATTTTCTTGGATTATAACATTGATAGTGGTAATCACGATGTAACATTTGCAACTTATGGAACTCCGGCAAATAATCAAAACATACCATTACCAACAGTAACAAATATAAATAACCCTACTTGGGGAGGAACAGGATTTGGTATTGCCGACAGATTTTATTACATAGATAATTCAGGTAATACAGGACAAGCAGATGTTACAATGAGATATGCAAACTCTGAAAGAGCACAATCAGGAAATATTGATATGAGAGCTCAAAGATGGTTAAACACATCAAACTCTTGGGAATTACCGCTTTATTCAAATCAAACACACATTATTGGAACACCAGATGCTGTAACATTAAATGATTATACAGATTGGACAAGTGGTTATTGGTGGACAGTTACAGGAATATTAAATCCATTACCTGTTGAACTTTTAGAATTCAAAGCAACAAAACATAATGACAAAGTTAGACTTGATTGGACAACAGCGACTGAATCAAATTCAAGTCATTATTTAATTCACAGAACAACTGATATGGTTAACTACAATTATATTGATAGTTTAAAATCTCACGGATTTTCAGTAACACAAACATCTTATAGAACTTGGGATTTAAATCCAACTAACGGAATGCAATATTATGTATTACATCAATATGATTTAAATGGTGTTCACAAAGTATATGGTCCCGTTTCTGTGGAGTTTAGTAATAGTAAATTTGAAATCACACAAGTTTCATACAATCAAAATCAACTTGAAATACTCTTTAATAATACATATGATGAATCAATTACAATAAATGTATTAGACTATTCGGGTAGAAAAATCTTAGAAGAAAGGGTTGAAAGACCATCAATTGGTGTTAATAAGGTTATGTTTAATAAATTTTTGAGTGAAGGAATTTATCACATTGTTTTAAACAACAGTAAAGAAAGTGTTAATTCTAAGTTATATTTTCAGAAATAGTTGAATTTGAATATATTTTAACTAATTATTGACGAAAAGGTTACCCAACAAAATGTGGATATAGAAATGGGGCCACAAACCTTAAAAATAGACCCCCCAAGTTGGGGGTTTTTTTATTTGGTATTATTTGTAAATAAATAAAATTTATGTATATTTGTATTATAGAAAAGGATGGGTTAGTCGTGGAGGCTGAGAGGTCTGCAAAACCTTTGGAGTAAGTTCGATTCTTATCCCATCCTCAAAAAATTCAAAACAATGAAAACGATATATCAAAACAGAATGGGTGATAACATTCAGTTTGACCTCATTTCAGAAAATGAAATACAAATGTCTGGTTTTATTTATTTTAGGACAGGCCGAAAAGAAGATGGTTCTATTGAATTTGTTGATCCATCAGGTGGTCCTTACATTAGTGTTGGAACAGATATGAATCGATATTTTGATGGTAAACTTAAAAAAGAAGTTAAAATTAAATCCATAGAAAATATTGACGGTAAGACAATTCTAAAAGTATAGTCCTATGGAATACAAGACTATGGGTAATAAAAGGGTTGTTGAAAACATCGGATCTTACATCAAAGATCAGATAAAAAATATACCCTATACCAAGATTTATGTTGGAACTGATAGTCAGAATAAAGATACTATAACCCATTATGTCACAGCAATTGTTATTCATTTTAATGGAAATAATGGTGGGCATGTTATCTATTCTGAAGAAAAAGTTCCGATAATTAAAGATAGGTTTACCAAACTATGGGGAGAAGTCACAAGAAGTTTGGATGTTGCAAACTTCTTGAAAGACGATTGTGGAATACCTGTTCAATATATTGACTTGGATTTAAACTCGAATGTTAAGTGGGATTCCAATAAAGTTTTAACCTCAGCAGTTGGGTTAGTTAAATCATCAGGATTTGAGGCTAGATTCAAACCAAATGATGCATATGCCGTAAGAATTGCGGATGTCCTGTGTAAATGATTGATATTTATTATACAGGGAGGGTCATCCTGTAGGTAAAATTTTTTTTTCGAAAACCACTAAAATGACATAAATTTTTACTAAATTTGTGTTATTAAATGGGAAAGAAAAAGATGGAAGTTAAAGAAAAAAAGAAACTCGCTCAACTAAGTTTGACTTGGTGTATCAAAAATTTCGGATCTCCCCTGAGATACGGTAGAACACCTGAATTGAAGTTTTCGATTAAAAAGAATCCTGATGATTTTGGTGAATATGAGCCAGACACAAAGATTATTAGGATTTATTTGAATTCTATGGCAAGTGTGGAAGACATTATCAATACAATCGTTCACGAATATTGTCATTTTCTACAAATGCCAAGATCAAAGGATTACAGTTCTTACAGTAAATTGAACAGGTCTCACGGATATGATGAAAATCCACTTGAAGTTGAGGCTCGTGAATATGAAAAAAAATATTTCAGAAAGTGTTATAATTATGTAGTAAAAAACTATTGGTGTTAAAATGAAAAATGTTCTGTTTTTAGATATCGACGGGGTTTTAGCGACCGAAAGCCATTGGGATGAAGACTCACCCATTGTTTTGTCAACAGGTAAATTAGTTCCATATGGGTGGAATCAAGAGTGTTGTGATATTCTATCTGAAATTGTTGAACAATTTGATTTGGACATTGTATTGTCTTCTGATTGGAGATTACAATTTGACTTATCAGAGTTAAAGGAGATCTTCAAGTTTCATAAAATGAATCCTGACAGACTAAAAGAAGTTACTGAGAAAAATTTACCCAAAAAAATGTCTGAGTGGTCTCAAGTTGAGATGGCAAGAGAGCGTGAGATTCTAAAATGGGTTGAAAAAAACCAACCTAATCATTGGGTGGCAATTGATGATCTGTCTCTTATCGGATTACCAAAAGAAAACTTCGTAATGGTTAGAAATAGTGAGACAGGCTTGAATCAAGAAATTGTGGTAGACATACTAAAAAACAAAATCAAGAAAAATGAACAAATCATTTCTGAATCTTAACAATATTATATCTGAGTTTGAGTGGATTTTAGATGTTTTGAAATCTTGTCAAACAATTGATCAAGTATCTGTGACTAATAATTTGTATACCAACTTTATGAAAAAATGGGATACCCATAATGAAGAGTTTTTTGAACTTTTTGAAAAAAATAGGGTAGACTTCGAGACTGAAAAGTTAAAAATGTATACAAAATTATCCTAAATAAAAAAAGTTTCATTATTGCAATCAATATTGACACTTTTTTAAAAATGTGATATATTTATTTCACAGAAAAAGACCACTCCTCATTTTTTGAGGTTTATATATATCCCCCTTTCAAACGAAAAGTCCCCTTATGGGGACTTTTTTATTAGGATAAAAGTGTAAAGAAACTTTTGAATTCTTTGATCCTTTCGGCAAGTCCGTTTGTTCCTCCGTTTACTCTTTTTGTTACAGAAGTTACAACAGCATCCGTTGCACCACCATCTGCAATCTTATGTAGTCCATTTTTATGGAAAAACCAAGCTGCTGATACCAAAGAATACTTAGAAGATACCAAATCAGGATTTGCAACACAATCTTCATTAATCGCTTTGGAAAATGCTTTATAATTGTCCTTACCGGTCAATTGTATTGCTCCTCTTCCACGATATTTGTATCCATCACCTGATGCCTCATCACCATTTCCCATTCTATTTGCATAAACTCTGTTTGCAATCTTCTGAGGTTGACGAGCATAAGACTCTTCTAAGTTTCCTGGAAAGTATTTTCCAAAAACACCTTGTAATCCTTGAGCTGAATAGTTTAGATTTTCTTGTAACACTTTAAAATGACCTGATTCGTGAGAACACTGAGCCAAAAAGTGAGAAAGTCTCAAAGGAGTGTTTAATTCAAATTTTGATATTACCGTTGGTAATTGTTCAATAACTGAGTCTGGGATTTTTCCCTTTAATTTTGAAACATCCATAATAATTTAAATTTTTTGTGTTTATTGTGATTCTTCTGTAGAATCAGATTCATCATTGTTCTTTTTGTTTTTACCTGTAAGATATTTGTCAACCGACGCAATACCAAAGGCACCCAATGTGATCCATAAAAATCCATCAAAAATGAATTCATTTATAAGAAGTGGTCTTCCCATATAACCTGTAACCAAGTCCACACCTAAACAAAGGACCATCATAATAAATGATCCAAACCCAACGATCGACTTTTCATTAATATCGTTGTCATCCATAAACATTCTTTTAAAGAATGAAGCTTTTGTTTTAGTTTTCATATTTTCTCTATTTTTCCAATAAATATTTTAAAAATTGGAAAAATAATCATCTTCAAAATCCCCAAAATCATCAGAATGGTCAGTTACATCATCAACATTTACTATTTTAACATTCTTACCTTGATTTAAAAGGGTAATTTCGTTCTCATTTGGATATAAAATATTGTTTTCCATACTTTCTTGGACATCAACAAATCTACTTGGGACTTTTACAGTGAAAAGAAACACTTTATCACCAATACCAGTTGAAAATTCATAATTACTGAGTAAATCCTCTTTGGATTCTGAATAGTGGGATCCTAATGACTTTAAATCAATATCCCTGAACTCATCTGCTCTTATAATTCTATATAATGTAAGTGTTTTTGGTAAATTGTTGTATTTTTCAATTAAACCGTCAACCCAATCCTCAGCATCTTGTTCTGAATAATCCATACTAATTGCTGAGTTTATTAATCTTTGACGATCTATCTCCTCTTTTAAAACACTTATAAGTCTCATAATAAATAAATATGTTAGTATATTTATTTATATGAAAAAATCGAATTTAGAAAGATATTCAGACAACACTATTTGGAAATTAATTTCGATTTTAACCAAGGACGATCAATTGATGTCAGAATTTAAATCATTTGAACATATTTGGGATGACGCGGACTTTTGTCATACCACTCAAAGAATTTTAAAACCTTTGGGTGTTGAAGCAAAAGACGAATTGGATTGTGAGTTTATTTTTCAGTTAATTGACAAAAACATAATCAAAATTAGAGAAAAAAACTTTTCGGGGGAATTAAAAAGACCTGAAATTAAAATGTATGTTTTTGATGTTGATGAAAATAGCAGGGATTATGTTGTAAGAACATATCGAAACAAAAGACTTTCATATGATATAAACACAATAAAAAACATTTTAAGATCTGAAGATTTCTATCCAAGTGAAGGTAGAGAAGTTTATTATGAAATTTACGATTCAGATGTTACAGAAACAAGGATAGAAAATATTGAGATAGAAAAAATTAATGAGAGTTTTGATCAAAAATCTGAATTAAAAAAACTTTTATCTGAAAGACAAAAAATCGACCATAAGATTAGAAAGTTATTAAAATAAAAAAGGGAGCCGTCGCTCCCTTTCCTTGCGCGGTTTTTTAATGTGTTGGGTAAACCTTAGAAACCCTGTTGTGAGTGGACAACCAACCTTTGGGACGGGAAAGACACCAAACCCGGCAAACCTTTTTGTGACTTTTGATTCGTTCAATTATGTCGGGGAAGTTGCCAAACCCACTATTCAAAACGCTCCGTGATAACCTTGTAGTTTTTATTATTTTACTGAGGGAACATTCGTGCTCGGGAGAAACACTCTATTATAACCCACAGGTCCAATTTGGTTGACAAAGGGGACTAGCGTCCTTGTCCCTGATACTTCTTTGTGGCTTTTGCTTTGGGACTCTGCCTTTTAGCGTGTTTGCCAGATCTACGAACTCCGAAAGTCATTTTGACTGAGTTGGATGAAGAAGATGATTTCTTTGCCATTTTTTTAGTTTGTTTAGTTGTTTTTGAATTACATTACAAAGGTATATAAAAAAGAATTACCGGTCAAGGGGTCGACCAAAAATTATTTACCTTTTATTGTGCGAATACAAGATTTCAAATATTCCTTAGCTCTATCAGATGGATCTCTATGACGAATAACTTTTTCTATATCTTTTACTAAGTCTTCTCCGTGCTCATTCTCTTTGTATAACTCAATGATCTTATCCATAGCGTTTATACAACCCCCGTTGGTCTCGTCAAAATATTTTTTTTGTTTGAAACTTTCCAAATTTGTCAAAAGATCATATGCTAAATGTTCGCCTCTATCTGGAATATCATCATGCATTCTTAGGGTTCTTAAAAGATCTAATGTGTCAACAAAGGATTTGATCCCTCTTTTTCTTTTTTTAACACTCTTAGTATATGGTTCGAAAACATCTTCATCATCACCAACAATCTCACTAAGAGAGGCAACATTAGATTTCGTGCACCTTTCTTCCTTGTTTTCCATACCCATAGAACTGTCATCTTCATTTACAATCTTGGTGAAAACTCTTTTCAATTGTTCTTCGGTAACGACTAATTTCATTTGCATTTTTTTTAATAAATATTATGATTTTTGAATATTTATCAAAACAAACACACAAACAAAAAAAATATGCAGATTATTACTTGGAGACAAACATTTTTAAATAATTTATCCACAATATTTTTAATGTTATCTGCTTTTTTCTTTCCGTTTGGATTCGATATTCTATTTAAACTATTACTTGATGCGACAGGATCCTATTGGACTACAGATATCATTTTTTACGGAGTGTCACTTTTTTTCTTTCTGATGTATTTATGGGTAAAGAAAACTTCTAAAAATAGTTGAGATGAATCTTGTGAAGGAAGAATTAAATAGAATACATAGTATTATGGGTATTAACCCAATTATCAAAGAGGACGAACAACCCTCAAAAGAGGAGATTATGTCTCGTATTTCTATGGAATTGGAACAAAATAACCTTATGTCTAATAAGATTAAAGGTATTTTGGATAAGATTCTCGAACAAGGTGAAAACAAAATTGTTGATTATAATCTTTTAGATAGAGGACTTAAAAAAATACTAAAACTAAAAGGAAATCAGAAGAAAAATGTGGAGTCATTTTTTCAAAAACTTCTAAAATCTTTAGAAAAAAGAGAAAAAGTAACTTATGATATAGAAGAACCAGGATTTGATGACTACTCGTTAGAACCAGTCGAACCATCAGTTGTTTCAAAAAAGGTATATAAAAAAGAATTATTTGGATTACAGGTAGAATTATTAAAACTACAAGAGTGGTTACAAAAAACAAATAAAACACTCATTATAGTTTTTGAAGGTCGTGATAGTGCTGGTAAAGGATCCACAATTAAAAAGTTTGTAGAAAATCTGAATCTTAAAATAGGTTATAAGATTATTGCTTTGGGTATACCTACTTTAGAAGAAAGAAAAAATTGGTGGGATAGATATAGAAATCAAATTGAGAAGGGTAAAATCAATCTGTTTGATAGAAGTTGGTATAATAGAGGACTTATTGAACCTGTTGCTGGTTATGGAACCCCTGAGGAGTATAAAGACTTTATGAATAATGTTGCTACCTTTGAAAATGATCTTGTAAAGGATGGGGACTACCTGTTTAAACTATGGTTTTCAATCGATAAGGAGACTCAGGCTAAACGATTTAAAGCCAGACAGGAATCACCCTTAAAAAAGTGGAAATACTCGGAATCTGACGCTAAAATGCAAGATTTATGGGACAAATTTACCCGATATAAAGATAAATTGTTTGATGAAACCTCAACTTTGAACAATCCTTGGGTTGTTTTAGATGCGATAGATAAAAGAGTATCAGGACTAAATGCCATAAGATATGTTCTAAAAAACATACCTTATGACGATAAAAATGAAGCTTTCTTAGATGTTGAATATCCTGAAGCACTTACGGTTCTTAAACCAGAACAAAATTAAGTAAAATCTTTTCCTTCTTCATCGTCATTCATTTTTACATTTCTTGAAATGGAGTGTAACCAAATATCAAATATCATAAAATATAAAAACCACTGAAGACTTTCTAAGGGATAATTCTCAGGATTGACTTGATTCATAATCAAAACCCAAAGAAACTTAATGCCCAAATAAATTCTGGCAATGGCAACTAAAATATTAAATAACATCGTCATATTTATTGATATATGTTACAAATATAATAATTTTTTTTGGTTATAACAAATGGAAAAACAATTAGAATCATTAATTAAAAAAATATTACAAGAGGAAGTAAATCAATCTATGAATCTACTTGAAAATGTAGAGATATCCTCAGAGTTAAAATACCATATCGATAATAAACTTTCATTATCTGAGAATGTATTCAGAATTTATTCCGATTCTTATTTTAATCTCATAAACGAAGTAAGAAATTTATATGAAAGCGGACACATTAGTCTTTGTTCAGAAGATCGTTGGATCGTTGAATCTAATCTTGGGAAATCTGTTTTATTGGAAAATGGTCGCCAAGTTTGGTTGGATGCTCCCATTGAAGAAGAGGAAGATATGATTATGGAGGCTGAACATCGTGGAAAAAAAGTAAAATTAAACTCTCCTTTTAGAACACCAGGAGGACCAAAGAAATTTGCGGTTTATGTTAAATCACCTGGTGGAGGAATCAAAAAAGTAACATTTGGTGATCCAAATTTGAGAGTTAGAAACAGAAATAAAAAAGCCGCAAAATCTTTTACAGCTCGTCACAAATGTTCTCAGAAAAAAGATAGAACAACTGCAGGGTATTGGAGCTGCAATGTTGGGAGATTTGCAAAAAAATTGGGTCTTAAATCTTCGAGGACTTGGTAATGGAGCAATTACC